TGCCACTTCCCGAACCCCCACCCCCCAGCAAATGACCCCAGCCCTCATCCACCACCTCGTTGACACCACGGCGGCCATCTTCGGCATAACCCCCGACCAAGTGCGGTCCGCAAGCAGGGAGCGGCCATGCGTAATCGCTCGGAACATCGTGGCCGACATCGCCTACAACGAATACCTATTCACCTTCATGGCTATCGGCAAGGAGTTGAACCGCCACTACTCCACGATTATCATCAACTTGGAATCCTTCCACAACGATTGCAAAGCGAAGCCTCAACTGCGATACCTACGGAGGCAAGTTTTCAACAACGCCCAAGAGTATTTGCAGACGGCAGAAGGGGCTTATATCACTGACACTCTGCAACTTCCGAAGCAAGAATAGCCCGAAACCGCTATCACGCCCAAGGGGTCGGCCTAACCGCTGACCCTTTTTTTTTGCAATCTTTGTGCATGGCATCCGCAGAAACCGTAATCCTCGACCTCTACCGCACGGGCGAAATCCGAAAAGCGTGCCTGACCATCACAGGGGGCGACCCGCTTTGGAGGGACTTGGAACAGGAATGCGTCCTCATCCTGCTGGAGAAAGACCCCGCCAAAATCCTGCAAATTCAGTCGCAGGGGTACTTCAAGTTCTATGTGGTGCGCCTCCTGCTGAACCTCTACCGAGGAAAGAACAACCAGTTTGCCCAAAAGTACCGTCACCACGACCTGCTCGAAGAACTTGACCCCGATTCCCCAATTCCACAAGCGGAGTACGATTCCTTGATGGACGACCTGTGGGCCATTGCAGAGGCGGAGATGGACACTTGGGCCAAGGACGGGGCTTTCCCCTATGACAAGGAGTTACTGCGCCTGCACCTCCGCACGGGGAACATGAAGAAACTATCCCGTGACACGGGTATTCCATACCGCTCAATAATCTATTCCATTGACCAAGCCAAGGCCAAAATCAAGGCCGCCATTCAATCCCATGGACACGCTGATATTTCCCCTGCTGATTAGTTCGCTGACCGCCCTTGCCATTGCGGAGTATCATGTCCTCCCCCAATGGTGGTACAAGACTTGGATGGGAAGGCACAAGCCGTTCAGTTGCGTCACCTGCCTGACTTTTTGGGTGGCGGTGGCCCTGACCCTGCCCACCTGCGGTTGGGTCCTCGCCCCCGTTTACGGCCTCGCATCGGCGGGGCTGACCGTTGTCATCCTGCAACTGACGAACCGATGACCCAAGACGAGTACCTGCTGGCAACCAAACACCGCCACTATTGGGACCAGTACCAAGCAGCCTTGTTCATGCGGCTAAGCCCCGAAGCGGTCCACGACCTGCAGACCATCCTCGTGGCCCACGGCAGACCCAACACAAATTGGTGGTGTGCGGACTGCGTAAAATCGGCCCTATCCTACATTTACCAAGAAGCGGACCAGTTCGCCGAAGCCAACCACCACACCGTTACCCATGCCCTCAACCAAAGCCCCCAACGATGAGGCCCAAGTCCAAGCCCGCATGGATTCGCTGATGATGGTCATCACGACCCTCTGCGACTGCATTGGTGCGGTGGAGGAATCCAACTCGCCCAACGCTTTTGCCGTCAAGATGAAAATCGTGGACAAGATTGACGAACTGATTGATAAAATAGAATACTGATGCAAACCTTGCCCATTGGCAAAATCAAAGCCAACCCGAACAACCCCCGAACCATTAAGGACGACAAGTTTAAGAAACTCGTGCAGTCCATAAAAGACCTACCCGAAATGGCCAAGGTTCGGCCCGTGGTCGTAAATCAAGACATGGTGGTCCTTGGGGGCAATATGCGGCTCAAGGCTATGAAGGAGGCAGGATGGAAGGAAGCCCCCGTTGAGATTGTGGATTGGGACGAGGACAAGCAGCGTCAGTTTATCATCAAGGACAACGTAAGCGGAGGGGAGTGGGATTGGGAGATGCTTGCCAACGAATGGGACACCGAGGAACTGCAAGAGTGGGGTCTTGACCTGCCCGACTTTGACAACGCCAAGGAACTGGAAGCGGTGGAAGATGACTACGAGATGCCTGACGAAGTGCAGACCGACATCGTGCTGGGCGACCTGTTCGAGATTGGCCCGCATCGTTTGCTTTGTGGGGATAGTACGGATAGCGATGCCGTTGCGAAGTTGATGGATGGGCAGAAGGCTGATATGGTGTTTACCGACCCGCCTTATGGAATGAATGCGGTAAGTAAGTCGGGTGTATTAAAAGAAAGATACGGTTCAGACATTTTAGGGGATAGCGATACCAACGCAGCAAGGGATTCGTTTAATCTTATTCATTCATTGTATCCCGATGCCTTGCACATTTGGTGGGGTGCGAACTACTACTCATCTTGTTTGCCCGATTCCGAATGTTGGATTGTTTGGGATAAGAACAATGGAGGAAGCGACCAAACTGATTGCGAGCTCGCTTGGTCAAATGCCCGAAGCGTTGTGCGTCAATACACAAAGGCATCAGAAAAATCCAATCGAGTGCACCCAACTCAAAAGCCAATCGAATTAGTTTCTTGGGCGGTCAACAAATTTGCAGAAAAGGCTAAACTAATAAGCGACTTCTTTTTGGGTAGTGGAGCAACGATGGTCGCAGCCCACCAACTAAACCGCAAGTGCTACGGCATGGAACTTGACCCGAAGTACTGCCAAGTCATCGTGGACAGGATGCTTAAACTCGACCCGACCTTGGAGGTCAAGAGGAACGGCCTGCCGTACAAAACAGGCGAATAACAGGCTATGCCAATACCCAACGAACATATCAACCAATTCAAGAAGGGAGAGTCAGGCAACCCCAATGGTCGTCCACGCAAGTACGTCAGCACCCTGATTGACCAAGGCTACAAGCGGTCCGAAATCAACGACACCATCCAAAACATGATGGCTATGACCTTGGAGGAAGTCAAGGCGGTTTGGGACAACCCAACGGCAACGGTCCTCGAAAAGACAATTGCCTCGGCCATCCGCAAGTCCATCGAGAAGGGGACGCTCTACTCGCTGGAAACCCTGCTCTCACGGGTCTATGGTCAGCCCAAACAGGAGGTGGCCGCATCAATAACCCCGCAGCCGATTTGGCAGGGCGTAAAGTTGCAAGTTGACACCGACAACGACTGCAGTCAAGATTAATGGATTCCGCAAGCGGGTCCGAATAGTACAAGGCGGCTCATCGGCGGGGAAAACATTTGCCATCTTGTCCCTGCTTTATTCCTTCGCAGCGGATGAGAAGCAAGGCCCGTTTGAGATTTCGGTTGTGTCCGAATCCATCCCGCACCTGCGGCGTGGTGCGTTGAAAGATTTCCTTAAAATGCTGCGTTCTACGGGGCTTTATCAGGAGGAACTATACAACCGCACCCTGCTCCGATATGAGTTCCCCCACGGGTCTTATATTGAGTTTTTCAGCGCAGACCAAAGTGACAAGATGCGGGGGGCAAGGCGTGATGTCCTGTTCGTGAACGAGGCCAACAATATCGGATGGGAGGCATATCACCAACTCGCCATCCGTACACGGCAGGCCATCTACATTGACTACAATCCCGTGCAGGAGTTTTGGGCGCATACCGAAGTCATGCACGATAAGGATTCCGAGTTCCTGCTGGTAACCTACAAGGACAACGAAGCCCTTGATGCTTCCATCGTTCGGGAGATTGAGAAGGCCAAGGCCAAAGCGGAGCATTCCGCATATTGGGCGAACTGGTGGAAGGTGTACGGCCTCGGTCAAGTCGGGACGCTCCAAGGTGCGATATACGGCGATTACACGGTGGTTGAGGGTATAGACCCATCCACGATGAAATTCGTCGCCTACGGGCTTGACTGGGGGTTCAGCACGGACCCAACCGCCTTGGTCGCCGTGTACCGCAGGGGGGACGACTTGTTCATCCACGAACTGCTATACCATCGGGGGCTGACCAACTCGGATATCGCCACCCGCTTGAAAGAGTTCGGCATTACAAGGGCGTGGGAGATTGTGGCGGATTCGGCAGAACCGAAGTCCATTGAGGAAATCTATCGGCTCGGATTCAATATCAAGCCCGCATCCAAGGGACCCGATTCGGTCAGGCAGGGGATTGACATCGTGAAGCGGTTCAACCTTCATGTCACGAAAAATTCCGTGAACCTCATCAAAGAACTGCGCAGTTACACTTGGGCCACCGACAAAGATGGGCGGGATACTGGGGTCCCCATTGATTCGTACAATCACGCCTGCGATGCCCTGCGCTATGTGGCCTTGAATAAACTTGCAGTGAGCAATTCGGGTAAGTATCTTGTGGTGTAACTTTGGGGCATGAAAATGTACCGTTTAAGGTCGGTCAAGCCAAAACACGACCTGTTTGTAATGACAGAAAATGAACACCAGATGGCTCACTTTGTAATGGATTATGCGATGAAGAATGGGATTGGGCGAATGTTTGGTTGGAAAGAAGATGTGTTGAAAGGCGTTGATTTGAAAGAGTTACCCGAAGGCGCCTACATCATTACCGAGTACGAACCTGGCGAAGTAGTAGAAGCAATCCCCCCGACCCCATGAACCTTGAATCCATCATTGATTTGCTTTTGATTTTTGGCAGATTCTGCCTCTTATTGCTTTTGATTTTTGCAATCGGCTCCCTATTATGAAACTCATCCACTACTACCACATTTACTGCGGAGGCGGCGGCCAATGGCAGATGATTATGCACCAACACATGATGGCCGTGTGCAACTACGGCTTGATTGAACAACTGGACGAAATCCGTGTCGGTATCGTCGGTCCTCCCGACCAGCGGAAGTTGGTCAAGGATATCTTAGACAACTCGCTCGTTGCTTCCAAAATCAAGATCGTT